GCTAAAGAAGCTGATGAAGTACGTTTTGTAAGTGAATTCAAAATGGGTGTGAACTATGCGTTCGGTACTCAAATGGTTGCTTTCGTATTAGTATAATAAAATTATAGTGGGGGTTTAAATACTCCCACTTTTCTTCTCAATTTTTAAATTAAATAAACATGGCTTGTGCTTTAACTCAAGGTTTCGTATTAGATTGTAAAGAGTCGTTAGGTGGTGTAAAGTCAGTAAGATTTGTAGAATTTGATAATGTTGCTTCAATAGCTTACGCTGCTGGTGTTGCTACATTAACAATGGACGCTGGTAAAAAATTCTGGCTATATTCTCAAGTTCGTGAAACATCTTCACTTACTGAAACTATTACTGCTAACGTACAAAACGGAACTATATTCTACCAACAAGAAGTTGTGGTAGTTTTAAACAAATTAGCTGCAGCAACAAGAAACGAAATCTTGTTATTGGCTAAAAACAGATTAATGGCTATCGTTGAAGATATGAACGGAGCTTATTGGTTAATAGGTGCAAAAAATGGTTTAGATATTACTTCTGGTAATTCTGCAACTGGTACTGCATCTGGAGACAGAAATGGCTACTCTTTAACTTTCCAAGCAATGGAAGCTGATCCTATGTGGTCAGTAGCTTCTGGAACAATAGCTGCTATTACAAACTAAGGTTGTTCGTAGTTGTATATAAAAGAGGGGTGGTTTTTACCACTCCTTTTTGTATTTTTAGAGGTTTGCCTATTTACTAATAGAATGGTACTAAACGTTGACAATCCTACTAATTTTATCTTCACTCTAAATGAAAAAGAAACGAGTGCATGGGCTTATTGGTATTTTCAGTTTACTAATGTGGTTACGAAGCAAGTAATAACTGTAGTAAAATTGAGAAGCACTGATTTAAGTCCTTATCCTAATAGATACAATGAATTTCCTTATGCTTTTTTCAATGCTTTAACAATAGGGCAATGGAATTATTTAGTATTTGGCTCTAATTCTGCAGTAGCTACAACCGGAGAAGAGTTGGAAGTTGGTTTAGTAAGAGTAATTGACAATGATACAGTATTTACAACTAACGAAACATTAAATACATATGTAGTTTATGGATAATTTCAGTATATTAACATTTGCAGAAGCAAGACAACCGGACTATAAAGAGAAAAAGGGAGTGGGTTATTATGAGTATGGTCATTTAAATGACTACCCAGAATACTTATTAGAGCTTTATAAGAAATCTGCAAAGCACCAAGCATTAATAAAAGGTAAGATTAACTATATCTGTGGCAATGGCTGGAAAGCTGGAGATGTTTACGGAGAGCTTTTTATTAGAAATGCAAACCAAGTAGAAACACTTGAGGAAGTAACTAAAAAGATAGTAACTGATAATGAGCTTTTCGGTGGGTTTTATCTTCAAGTTATTTGGTCAATGAATGGAATGATCTCGGATATTTATCATGTAGATTATTCTAAAGTTAGAACTAACAAAGACAACACAGAATTTTGGATTAAAGACAATTGGAAAGATAGACACGAAGAGGTTAAAGTTTATCCGGCATTCAATCCTAACTTCCCTAAAGGAAGCCAAATCTTATTTGTAAAAGAATATAGAGCTGGTATTAGTATTTATCCTTTGCCATCTTATTTCGGTGGTTTGAATTATATTGAGAGTGATATTGAGGTAAGTAAGCACGTTTTAGGCAATGCACAAACTGGATTTACTCCGAGCAAGTTAATTACTTTGCCAAACGGAGAGCCAAATCCAGAAGAGAAAAGAATTATTGAACGTAAGTTTGAGAATAAGTTTACCGGTAGTGATGGCAAGAAATTCCTTTTATCATTCGTTAACGATAGTGGTAGAAAGCCAATTATAGATGATTTAGGTGCAAGTGATTTAACTAAAGAAGATTTTGGTCATGTAGATGAGTTGATAAGAACTAATATTTATGTAGCACATCAAATTACAACTCCGGCTTTATTTGGTATTGCAGAGCCTGGTAAGTTAGGAAGCAGACAAGAGATGCGTGATGGATATGAGATATTTAAAAACACTTATATCAATTACAAGCAAAGACAAATAGAAGCAGTTATTAATATGATAGGCAGTTACAGAGGTGTAAAAGAGCCAATGACTTTGATTTCTGTTGAGCCAATAGGTATTGAATTTGGAGAGCAAACAATAGCTGCAGTAGCACCTAAAGAGTGGATATTAGAGAAGTTGGGTATTGATATGAGTCAATATCAAACACAACAAATGAGTGATGAGTTTATATTTGAGGAGTTTGGCGAAGCTGCTTCTAACTTCCAAGTATTTAAAAAGAAAGCAAGATTTGATGAATATACCGATTACGAATTATTTGCAACTATAAACCAAACTAAAGCTGATATACTTGACTTAATAAGCAAGGATAAAAGAATAACTCCAGAAGTCATTGCAGATACTTTAAAAATTGATATTGATGTTGTAAATAGAAACATTGAGGACTTAATTAAAAGTGGAAGTTTGGCTCAAGGAACGGAGAAAGGTGTAATTATACATGAATTAACTGCTCCTTTAAGCGAATTGACTAAAATAGAGCCAGAAACAAAATCTTTTATGATTAGATACTCTTATGAGTGGAAAGATATAGTACCGGCTGGAGAAAGAAATACTGCTGCACATCCAAGCAGAGAGTTTTGCAAACGATTAATGTCTTTAGATAAATTCTATTCAAGAAGTGATATTGAGCAAATGAGTGCAAGATTAGGTTATTCAGTATGGGACAGAAAAGGTGGTTGGTGGACTATGCCAAGTGGCGAACATTCCCCAAGCTGCCGACACGAATGGAAAAGCAATATCGTAATGCGTAAAAACAAATAAAAATGAGCAAGAACATACTTATAATTAGTCCTAATTCAATAAAAGAGCGTAGTGGTTTAGCTGGTAACGTAGATGAGAAACTACTTTACCCAGAAATCAAAACGAGCCAAGATATGTATATACATCCGGCTCTTGGTACTGCTCTATACAATCGCATTCTTACTGGTATTCAAGCTAATAACTTAACTGCAGCAGAGGTTACCTTGATTAATGACTATATAGCAGACACTTTGGTTTATTATGTGTTAAGCGAATTGAGTGTAGAGTTAAATTATCAATTCTATACTAAAGGTGTAGTACAAAAAACTGGAGAGAATACAAATCAACCATCAATGCAAGATTTGTTAGATATTTCAGCAAGATATAAAACAAGAGCAGAGTTCTACAAAGAGAGATTAATCAATTATTTAAAATACCAGGCTTCAATTGGTAACTTCCCTTTGTATATTAATCCAGGAAGCACGATTGAAACGATACTACCGGACAATGATGCTTATACAAGCTCTATATTTTTAGATGACTGTTATGATTATAAACATAAGAGAACATTTGAAGAGAAGTATCAAGGAAACATTTATAGAAACTGCAACGATTGCTAATGGCAAAAAATTATAACAACAAAAATGTTGAGAAGTTAAAACTCTTCTTGGCTAAAATTGAAAAAAATGACACTAAACCAAGTAATACAAACAATAAGCTCGTTAGGGGAAAGTCATAAGCAAGTTAAAACTGTATTCTTTGGGGATACGTTTGACTTTTTAGAGCAAGGGGATAATAACTATCCGGCTATGTTTTTCAACATTGCTAATGGCTCTATAAGTGGCAATGTAATGACTTTTAATGTTGAGTTATTTACTTTGGATAAAACTTTGCAAGATCAAACCAATGTAGAAGATGTTAAAAGCGACTGCATTCAAATAGGTGGGGATATTCTCTCGGCTTTAAAATACAATCAAGATATTCGTTTAGGCGATGTATCTTTTGATGTGGTTGAAGAGCAAACTCCAGATTATTTAGGTGGGGCAAGATTTAGCTTTACTTTAGGTGTAGATTTTGTATATAATGAGTGTCAAATTCCTAATTAATCCTATTTAAAATAAAATACAATGGCAAATTTTAAGAGAGAAACGAATGATCAAGCAGCCGGTGCGTTAAGTATAACAAAATCCGATAGTACTGTTCTTGATTTGACTGGTGGTCTTTATATTGGAACTGGTGGAGATGTTGCAGTAACTATGGGTAATGGTGGAGTATTCACATTTAAGAATGTGGCTAATGGTACTTTTATGCCTATCCAAGTTATTAAAGTAATGTCTACTAACACAACTGCTTCCGATATAATCGCTTTATACTAATGCTGAACATAATAAAAAATACAATTAATAGAGTATTTGCATCTGGGGTGGACTCGGATGCATCTGCTTTTATTACTGCTACTGGATTGAGTGGTACAACACAAAAATCTGCTATTACTACTTTAGTAAAGGACTTAAAGAGTTCTGGTTTATGGAGTAAGATGAAAGCAGTATATCCAATGGTTACTGATAATAGAAATTTATTATCTTATACTGAAGATTTTAGCAATGCTTTATGGAGTAAAACAAATACTACAATAACTGCAAATGCTACTACAAATCCATTTGGTGCTAATACTGCAACTAAATTAATTGAAAATAGTGGTAGTGGATCTAAATATGTAGCATTAACAACAACTTCAACAACTGTAAGCCAAACATATACTTTTTCAGTTTATTTAAAAGCTGCTGAAAGAAGTTGGGCAATTGTTGGACAAGATACTTTAGGAACTGGATATTTTTGGGTTAATTTATCAAATGGAACATTTGGCTCTGGTGCTGGAACTTATTTGTCAAGAAGTATTACTTCTGCTGGTAATGGTTGGTATAAGATAACTGTAACTTATTCTGCTGCTTCTACAAGTGCTAATGGTATTGTGTTTATTTCAAGTGCTGATGGTGCAGTAAATTATACTGGTAATGGTACTAATGGAATTTTTATTTCAAGCCCTCAATTGGAATTGGGTACATCTACTATTTCAGCTTACCAACCTATTCTAACTACTCCAGCTGCATTTATGGCTTCTCAAATGAAGTACAATCTTAAAGATGCAAGAGATTTAGATGCAGCATTCCGTTTAACTTGGTCTGGTGGTTGGACTTATTCTGCTACTGGTGCTACTCCTAATGGGACTAATGCTTATGCTGATACGAAGTTAGCTACAAATATATTAGGATTAGATAGTGCTCATTTGTCATTATATAGTAGAACAAATAGTAATGGAACTATAATTGATATTGGTTCTTCAAATTCAGCATCTGCTGGTTATGACTTTCAATTAGTTTCAAGATTTTCAAATATAAACTATTCAATATTAAACTCTAAAAGCCCAACTGGATTTGCACAAACTACATCTCTTGGTTTTGCATTGGTTTCAAGAGTTTTATCAACTGGATATGCTTATTTTTTAAATAATTCTAAAACATCGGTAACAAAAGCAAGTGATACAAGAAATAGTTTTAATATATATATAGCAGCAAGAAATACTGCTAATGTTGCTGAATATTTTTCTAATAGAGAAACTGCATTTGCTTCAATTGGAGATGGTTTAAATGACCAAGATGCTCAATTACTCAACCAAATCGTAGAAAAATACCAAGTAGCTTTATCTCGTGGTGTTCAAGCAGCTCAATCATTCTATTATAACTCTGCTTATTCTAACGAAGCTAATACTTACTTATACTCTACTCAAATAACTGGTACTACTCAAGTAAGTGCTATTAATACCTTAATCAATGGGTTAAAAGCAAATAACTTGTGGTCTAAAATGAAAGCAGTTTATCCTTTTGTAACGGATTATCGTAATATATTAGGTTATACTGAAGATTTCACAAATGCTTATTGGAATAAATATGGCTCAACTATAACTGCTAATACTGTAATAGCTCCAAATGGCACTTTAACTGCTGATACATTACAAGAAGATACTGCAAATACCGAGCATCATGTAAAAACTACTTTAAATGGTTTAAGCCCAAATGAAACTTATACATATAGTAAATATGTTAAGTACAATAATAGAAGGTATATGCTTATCACAGTTTATTATAATGGAGGTATTTATCCTGTTTATTATGCTAGATTTGATATTTTAAATGGTGTTTTTGTAAGTCAATCTGGAGGTAGTGGGGCAACAATTATAAACTCATCAATTACTGCTGATAATAATGGGTGGTATCGCATAAGTGTATCTGGTCAATTAGGAGCTTTTTCAAATAATATTATTGTTCAAACTAATTTACTTGATGACTCACTTGCTCAAATATATTTAGGTACTTCAAAATCAGCTTACATATGGGGTGCTCAATTTGAAATAGGTGCTTCTGCTACTGCTTACCAACCAGTATTAGCAGCAAATAGTAGCTCAACATTTATGAGTTCTCAAATGAAATTCAACCTTGTTAATCCACAAGATAGTGATGCTGCATTTAGATTAGCTTTCTCTGGAGGTTGGACTTACTCTACAAATGGTGCTCAACCGAATGGTACGAATGGGTTTGCGAATACTTATGCTTTAATACCAAGTCAAAATTCTGGAAGTTTAGGATTTTATAGTAGAACTAACTCTGTTGCTGCATCTTGTAGTTTTGGTGGTACTACTGTACAATCTGGTTTGTTTTTAACATATCTTCCAAATCAATCTTTTTTAAGAATTAATGATGCTGGTAGTAGTGGGGCGATTTCTACAACTGACTCATTTGGATTGTTTATTGCTAATAGGGTTTCTGGAACTGAAACAAGAAATTTAGTTAAAGGAGCAATAGTAGCTCAATCGGCAAATTCTATTGGTACTCAAACAGTACCAAACTATATAGGAGCTTTAAATCAAAATGGAAGTGGTTCTTTATATGATAATAAACAATGTGCATTTGCTTTTGTAGCTGATGGATTTAGTGATGCTGAATTGTTATTGTTAAATACTCTTATCAACTCTTATCAAACAACACTTTCAAGAAACGTATAATTATGATAGTATATAAAATCACAACCGAAGATTACAACAAGATTAAAGGACAAGCATATGCACCTGACTGCTATTTCAATCCAATTATGGATATAAATGACAACTGGGTTATATCAATAGAGGAGCTTAACGGAATAGTATTCCCAGAGTTTCTTTATTTATCCGAGCAACAATGCGAAGAAGTAGATGGCGAACAAGTATGCCATTATGTAAATGTAACTCCGATTGAATACCAGCCAGTCCCTCCACCTCCATTCCCAACTAAATAATGAAGAAGATTTTAAGTTTTATAGCCGGTTTCTTTTTAGACAAAGCAGATGCACCAAGCATGAAGCGACTAATAGCTTTATTTTTGGGTGTTTTGTTAGGTATTACTTTATACCATAATTCCTTTAGCGAAAGCCATATTGCACCAAGCGAAACTTTAGTTATTTCGGTAACTGTTTTGATAGCTGCATTGTTAGGCTTAAAGGTAGTTGAAAAGTTTATTGATGGATATTTTGGAAAGAAGAATGTAGATGGCAACACCGAGAACTAAAAAACCAGAGCCAAAGAAGATTGAAGCTGGTATTAAAATGCCAGTAAGTTTTGAACAATTCAAAAAGAGTCCGATTGCTGCGATAGCATTTTTGTCGGTTATTGGAATTACCTATTTGTACATTGACCAAAAGAATATGAGCAAAAGTTCAATGGGTAATTGTGAGGAAGAGAAACGAGGACTGATGAAAACAATTGAAAAAAAAGATAGTGTAATAATATCCTTAATAACTCAAAATGCTATTATAAATGCAACGAAATAATATTATCGTTATGGCATTCGTGTTTGTTATGTTTTTGATCATAACGAGTGCCGGTCAAAAGAAAGTAAGCCAGTACAAAGGTGTAAATGTTGATAGCTTGGCTGCAGCTGCAATTCAAAAGAATGCTCAATTTATAGAAAAGAGAGTAACTGAAATGAAAAAAGCAGAGAAGGCTGCAGATAGTTTAAAATCTGTGGTTGTAGAATTAAAACAAGAAAATCAAGAATTACATGAGAAAATGGGCGATGATAGTGATGGGGTTGATATTGGCAATGCCAACTTACTCCCAATATCCAAAAACTAAACTAATAGGTCAAGATACTGTTGTTCTGCTTTTGAAATCTCAAGCAGATGACATTAATTTTAAATTTACTCAATACAATGAAAAAATTGCTATTCAACAAAATCAAATTGATAGTCAAAGAGCTATTATCTTACATAGGAGTTCAAATTTAGATAGCTTACTTAATTGTCTTGATGTGGCAATTAAAGCTAATGCAACTTTATTCCAATATAATGTAGCTTATCGTGAAGCATTTGCAGAAATGTTTAAAAACATAGATACTGCTATTTATAAGAGAGTGAGACACTTAAAAAGACAATATATATTCGGAGATGAATAAATTAGTACTACTAACAACAATCCTTTTAGCTTCTTGCATGACTGAAAAGCAATCAGTTAAGAAGTTAGCAATAATTCAAAGTAAATATCCAGAGCTTATAGCTCAAAACTGTGCTGATAAGTTCCCAATTAAAGAAAGCATTGAAGTAAGAGAAACAATTACTCATGACACTTTAAGGGCTACAGACACTTTAATTAAAGATAGCATTATAAATAATGAGCTTATAAGATATGTATATCTACCAGGTCAAACCATTACTAAAACAATCAAAAAGGATAGTGTTATAAGGCTTGAAAATACTGCCAAGCTATTTGTATTAGAAAACAAATTAAAGGCTGCTAATGAGGTTATAATTAAGCAGAAACAACTAATCACAATAGGTAGATGGGTTGGCTTTATGCTATTAATCTTTATAGGAGTGATTTTTGTATTTAAAAAACTATTAAAATGATAATATCAAACAAATTAAGAGAATTAGTTAAGCACTTTGAGGGTTGCAAATTGACTTCCTATGTATGTTCTGCTGGACATAATACAATAGGATACGGAAATACTTTTTATGAGAATGGAGTAAAGGTAAAGCCAGGAGATAAAATTACCCAACAAAGAGCAGAGGAGTTATTAGATGTTATCTTGATTAAATTCGTTCAGCAAACTAACGAGCTTATAAAATCAAATGTAAATCAAAATCAAAGAGATGCACTTACGGACTTTGCATATAATTGTGGAGTAGGTAATTTAAAAAGCTCAACATTACTTAAAAAAGTAAATGCAAATCCTGCTGATAAAACTATTCGTGATGAGTTTATGAAATGGAATAAAGGTGGTGGAAAGGTTTTAAACGGACTTACACGAAGAAGAGAAGCCGAAGCTAACTTATACTTTTCATAACTAAATACAACTACGATGACAAAAAAACAAATCATTATTGAATTAAGACAAGAGTTCCCCAATACTCCGGTAAGGCAATTCTCAAGAATAGTTTATAATAAAAATAAACATCTATTTAATGATTGGAAAGGGTGTTATACTCAATGTTTAAAAGCTCTTGGTAAAGCTGGAGAAAGGTCAAGAACAAACAATAAATCTGCCGAGCCATTAAATCCAGAAAATCCATACCAATTCCCTAAAAGCGAAGCAGTAGAGAATATACCTATTAAACTTCCTTTGGCTAATAACAATATATTAGTTATATCCGACATTCATGTTCCTTATCATGATATCCAGGCTTTAACTTGTGCTTTTAATTACGGAAGAGATAAGAAAGTAAATACCATTGTAATAAATGGGGACTTAATTGATTTTTACCAAATTAGTCGCTTCCTTAAAGATCCAAGAAAAAAGAGCTTGGCTTATGAGATTGATGTTTGTAAAAACTTCTTACAAGTATTAAGAGCTACATTCCCTACTCAAGATATATACTGGATGCTTGGCAACCATGACGTTCGCTTTAATCATTGGATGATGGCTAAAGCTCCGGAATTATTGGATATAGCTAATGCATCATTGGAGTCAATACTTGGCTTAAATGAACTTAAAATACGTTTAATTGAGGACACTAAATTGGTTAAAGCTGGTAAGTTATTTATTCATCATGGACACTTATTAATGAGAGGTGCTTTTAGTCCGGTAAATGCTGCTCGTGGTGCTTATGTAAAGGCAAAACAAAGTATCTTAATTGGACACGTACACAAAGTAAGCGAACATACTGAAACAAATTTAAGTGGAGATATTACTACAACTTGGAGTACTGGCTGCTTATGTGAATTAAATCCAGATTATGTGCCATTTGCTAACAATTACGCACACGGATTTGCTCATGTTATTGTAGATAAAGATGGCAATTTTAAAGTAGAAAATAAAAGAATATTCAAAGGCGAAATACTTTAGTCATGGCTGAAGAATTAGAGGATCAAATCAACGAGGAAGAGGAAATCCAATGGGTGGTAGATGAAACTACTGCTTCCGAATACATAAATACATTCTGTTATGCTCTTGCTACAATGGAGCAGCTTAATGTTATGACTAAAGATGATAGAGAAGTTATAGATAATATCAAAGCTAAATCCTTAAGAATTGTAGAAAAGTTCGTAAATGAAACATATTTTGAGCTTTTTGATGACTAAATAAGTTATTAAAAACCAGTAAGTTATAAAAACTTTAAAAAATAATTGACAAAAAATGTTAATTATTGAAATATTTGTTTTATCTTTGTTCTATCAAAGCAATGGTGCTGCGATTAAAAAAACAACTATGAACAAATTAACAATCCTTTCAACTGCCATCTCACTTGGCTTAATTCAACAAGACCACATTATTCTTGGTATTCTTTTGGTAGCTGCTACTTACTTTACTGTTGCAGTATTTTTAAACGCTCAAAACAAAAAATAATGGAGAACTTAACTAACTGGCTTGTAGAAACTAAACCAACTAACAAATATTTAGCTTGGTTACTTATTATGATCTTAAGAGATACTGATATTATAAATCCTTTAGATAGAAGATGGGTTTATAAAAGTGCAATAAATTATTTAAGATTGCCTAATAGACCTTACTCGGATAGAAACCATGATTGGTATAAAGATTGTATTAATTTAATAACTGCTTATCGTAACTCTAAAAAATAAAAACTATGGAACAACTTATTCAAATGTTAAGAAACCATGACTTTACTTTTATGTATAGCGAAGACCATGACTTATGGATGAAATCCTTTGCTCATATTAGTGCAATAAAGCAAGAGATTTGCAACTTAATTGCAAGTGGAGAGAAACTTGATGAATTAAGAACAAAGTGCCTGGAGCTATATCCGAATGACAATCATAATCAAACAGAAATAAAACGATTTTTTCAAAACTTAAATATACCAACTATGGCAGAGGTAACTTATAAAGGCTTCCCAGTAACATTCACTTCTTATTATCAACCAACCGAGAAAGAGCTTGGTATTCAAGGGCACTATATTGTAGAGGATATTAAAATATTCGGCATTGAGCCAGATGAGCTGCTTGAAGATGGTATGCAAGAGCTAATTGAATATATTTGTAAAGAATTAGAAACAAATAAAAACTCGTATCATGGATAGAAGGTTATCAAGATTAGAGGAAATAGCTACAATATTTGAAGCATCTCTAAAATCAGAAGAAATAGACAATATGCTACACGATTTTTATGTAGATTTGAAATTAAAATGTAAACAAGAAAATATAAAACTATCCATTTATTATGCAGACAACACCGAAGGAGTTAAAATTGAAGAGCCACGAGTTAATTAAGTTAAGAGCTCAAATTAAAGAATTAAGAAACAATCTAAAGAAAAACAAAGACCAGGTTATTAAAACTGCAATCATGGGAGTTTGTAAGGACTATAAAATAAGCTACGAAGATATGATGAGTGGAAGCAGAAGAAGAACAGTAGTATTGCCGAGAATGGTTTTAATGTATAAACTATATCAAACCGGCTTTACAATGACTGAAGTAGGTGCTATATTCAACCGAGACCATACAACTGTTTTAAATGCTATTAGGAAGATTGAAGCACAAAAAGACCTTTATGATGATATTATTTTATAAACAAATTTTGTTAATTAAAAAACTTTACTTATTTTTGTAAAACTTCTGGCAGGAGTTATAAAAGCCAACTACAACTATGAACAAATTGTATACTGCTATTGCAGCATTCCAACAAGAAGTACCAGTCATTCACAAAGGTACTCAAGGCTATGGTTATTCTTATGCAGATTTGCCTACAATCCTTTCAATCATTAATCCATTAATGGCAAAGCATGGTTTGGGTTTTACTCAAATGATGACCGAGTTTGGATTAGAAACTACAATCTTCCATTGTGCTTCTGGAGAAAAGATTAGCTCCATTGCTCAAATTCCACAAGGAGTAACTTTAAAAGGTATGAATGACTTTCAAGTGCTTGGCTCTGCTATTACTTATATGCGTAGATATGCTTTAAGTTCTGCTCTTGGACTTGTAACTGATAAAGACACCGATGCTTCTGGCGAACAAGTAAAGCCTGGTATAGATGCTGAATTACTTAATAAACTTGCTAAATGTAAGGATATTACAGAATTGCAAATGCTATACTCTACAAAAGAAGATTGGAGTAATGCAGAGAAAACTTTATTTACTAATCGCAAAAAATCTTTAAAATAATGTTTGAACAAGACAATTGGATGAGCAGTAGGCTGGGAAAGTTTACTGCTTCCGAAATAGGGAACTTACTTACTGAAAGTAAAAAGAAAGATGAGGTATTTGGTGCAACTGCTAAAACCTACATACATAGAAAAATCCACGAGATATTAAGTGGCGAAGTAAAATCTTTAGGCTCACTACCGAGTTTGGAATGGGGCAAATCTTTAGAGAACGAAGCTATATTGGTTTATGAAGCTCAAACTGGTTATAAAGTAGAAAACTTGGGTGGTGCTAATCCTAAATTCTTTGAGTTTGGAGAAAGAGCTGGTGGTAGTCCAGATGGATTGATTGAAAGCGACAAAGGTCAAGGAGTATTAGAGGTTAAATGTCCATATACCGGAGAAACTATGATTGACTACCTATTATTTAATACCGGAGCTGATTTACTTGCTTATAATAAGAATTACTATGCTCAAGTACAGTTTAATATGGTATGCACTAACACAAATTGGGCAAATTGGGTTGCTTATGATCCGAGAATAAATATGCTTAAAATAGTGCATATTGATAGAGATAATGATTTTTGCGAGAAGCTAATTGAAAAAGTAGAACTTGCTACAATCTATGTAAATAACATTTTAAATATAATCAATGGGTAACTATAAAATAACTCCTCCGGTCGGCACTATGCACGTTTACGTTGATGGCAGATTAGTCAAAAGCAAAGTACACAATACAAGGTATAATCGTGAAAGCTATGCTACTCAAATGATAATTAAATATAGTGATAGCATTATTGATTTCGTTTTTAACGATGGTTTAAGGGAAATACACATGTTCACTTATGATCCTAAAGCAGCCATTTATAAGCGAGTACACGAAATACCAAGTTATTTTAAAGATGGCATTGAGTATTTTGATGATGCTAAATTCTGCCAATACTATAATCTTCCAGAAGCAATACCTAATAAATTAATCTTAAATCCTATAAAACTATGATAAATATAAAGCCAGATATAATGGCAAATAGGTTATTCCATATGAGTCATGTAAGTATTCATAACCAATTAAGGTATTTAAATAATAGAAGAAAAGGTAATTTTGTTGATATTTTAACTTTAGAAAATTCTATTAAATTAACTGAATATTGTATTTCAAAATCCGATAATACTATTGTATATTCAAAACAAAAAAAGAATGAACTTATAGAAATGACTGAAAAATATTATTGGGAACAAGTATTAAATGAACTTTTTAAATTTAAAAAACATATAAACTATGACACACTATGAAATCTCCGTAGCTAAAAAAGTAGCTAAATTTATCAAGTCAAATAAAAAGATAACTAATAATGACTTGAGAGCTTTAATGATGAAAGAACACTCTATTCATTTGAGCCAAATCCAAATGCGTAAAATAATTAACTATCTTCGTACAGAGGGGATAGTTAAAAACCTGGCAGCAGATTGGGAGGGTTATTGGATAGAAAAAGACCAGCTCAAAGTTATGAAGTATATAAAATCTTTAGAATTAAGAGCCAAGTCAATAATGCAAGTAGCAACTAAAATGAGAAAAGCATTGTGAAATATAAACTCTTAAAGGATATAAAAAGCAATAGAATGGTAGATAAAAAGGCATTTAAGGTATATGGTGCTAAAGATGAGATAGTAGAATTAATAGCTGAACATGGGGAAGTTTATATCGTGCAAGGTAAAAAAGAAAAATTTTCTGTAAAAAAAGAATTTTTGTCAAAAATTTAATTTATATTTGCTTGTTCATAGTTGATTTACCGGTAGTGTAAAAGCTGCCGGTAATTTCTAAAGAACTACTATTTATATAAAAGGGAATATTTAAAAGTAAGGAGTTAAATATTTTCTATTAGGTTTTATAAACCAGCCCTTGTACTCCTTACTACAAGGGTTTTTTATTTTATGAAAAAAGATGCATTTTACTTCCCACACTTTGCTAATGCAAGACACGATAGGAAGATCAAAAGAGTAACAAAAGAACTTGGAATAGAGGGTTATGGTATCTATTTTATGCTTCTTGAGGTATTAAGAGAGCAACAAGATTTTAGGTATCCTATTTCGGATATTGACCTACTTGCTGATGAATTTGGAACTTCACTTGCTAAAGTTGAGGTAGTACTTAAAAAGTATGATTTATTTCAAATAGACGAGTGCAATAACTTCTTTTCTATCAAGCAAGTGTATTATTTGCAACCTTATTTAGAGAAATCAAATAATGCCAGATTAGCTGCTCAAAAGAGATGGCAAGGAGTTAAAGATGCAAATGCAGATGCAAATGCATTGCAAGAGCATTGCGTTGGTAATGCAAGTAAAGTAAAGGAAAGTAAACTAAAGGAAACTAAAGAAAAGAAAAGTAAAATAGAATTTGCAGATAAATCTGCTAACTATGATTTAATGGTAGAAGTTTATTTTAATTTCTATGAAAGTTTATTTAACTTTAAACCTACATTCCAGGCAATAGATGGTAAGATGATAAAAGAGATTGAAGCTAAAATTATAAATATCTGCAATCAAAAATCACTTGTTATTACTGAAAAATTAGTTGTTGGTAGCTTTACAAAAGTTTTAGATTATGCTTCAAAAGACAAATGGTTAAAAGAAAACTTTTTACTTAAAAATATAAATTCACAATTCAATAAAATTATCAACTATGGAACAAAACAAGAGGGACAAAGAATTGAGCTTGATGAAGAAACAGCAAAGTATTTCGGTTAATCATGCACCGGCTGATTTTAGCCACACAAAAACTTTAGTCCAATTATCAAAAGAATTAGGAGTAGAAAAGATTTATTCCGGAGTTGCTGCTCAATTAAGCAATTTTTTGAACTACATAGGTTGCGAATGGAATAATGCTCAAAAGCAAGATGTGGTTGAGCTTATTTGCAATAACTATGCTAATTTAACTGCAGAACAATGGAAACTCTTTTATGTTAAGGCTAAAACCGGAACTTTTGGAGATATATACGGAAAGTTAAGTCCAATTGCTTTTATGAAATGGGTAAATACTTATGCAGCCGAGTGCGATTATGCTAACGAGCAATTTAAGATACAAAAGGATAGAGAGATAAACGAATTAAGCGAAGAGATACCAGTTATAGACGGATATTTTGATAAGCTAATAGAATGCATCAACCAAGTAGCAAATAAGCCAGAAACCGACAATAAATCGCAAAGAGTGGCAGAGAAAAGAGCTGAATGGGAAGCTAACTTTAAAAACTACTTTAACAAATGAATGTACTATCCTTATTTGATGGAATGTCTTGTGGTCAACAAGCACTTGAAAGAGTAGGAATTAAAGTAGATAACTATTTTGCTTCCGAAATTGACAAATATGCCATAACTGTTACAATGGCTAACTATCCGAATACTAAACAACTTGGATCTGTTGTAAATGTAGATGGTTATTCTTTGCCTAAAATTGATTTATTAATAGGTGGTAGTCCATGCCAATCTTTTTCTTTTGCTGGTAAACGCAAAGGAATGAGCACTAAAGATGAGCAAGAGATTTTAACTTTAGACCATTATCTTGAATTAAAAAGCCAAGAATATGAGTTTGAGGGACAATCTTACTTATTCTGGGAGTATATGCGACTATTAAACGAGGTAAAACCTAAATACTTTTTACTTGAGAATGTAATGATGGGGGAAAAGTGGGAAAAGATTTTGAGTAAAGCTATTGGAGTTAATCCTATAATGATAAATAGTAGCTTGGTATCTGCTCAAAATAGACAAAGATTATACTGGACCAATATTGGTATGAAGCCAAGTGGTTTATTTGGAGATTTAGAAAGCACTATTGAGCAACCAAAGGATTTAGGAATTTTATTAAAGGATATTCTTGATCATGAAGTAGATGATAAATACTTTTTAAAAGAAAATTCATTCATTTTTGATAGAATAAAAAATAATCATCCATTTACTCCAAGAATACCAAATGATAATGAAAAATCTAATTGTTTATGTATTGGTGGAAAAGGTACTAAAGATTTAATAGTACATAATACAATGCCAAGATCAAGCAAATCTGGGAAAGGAGGATCTGGTCCATTGAAAAGAGAAGATGGCAAAACTTATTGTTTAGATACTGGACAAACTAATGTAATTGAAATTAGAGAGATAAAGCAATTAAATCCATCTAAAGAAAGTGGAGGAGTTCAACCATATCAACAAAATAGAGTATATGATATTTTTGGTATTACTCCAGCTTTATGTGCGAATAAAAGTGATTTGATAATAAATACTACAAGAATTAGAAGATTAACTCCTATTGAATGCGAAAGGCTGCAAACAGTTAAAGACAACTATACTAATCATGTATCGGACTCACAAAGGTATAAAATGCTTGGCAATGGTTGGACAGTTGATGTAATAGCTCACATTTTTAAATATATATAATGTCGGAACATATACTACAAGTAAACTGTATTAACTGGTTTAAACTACAATATCCAAGAGAATTGATATATGCCATACCAAACGGAGGGTTTAGGCATTTCAGTACTGCTAAACGATTAAAAGCAGAGGGAGTAGTAAGTGGAATTCCAGATTTATTTATTCCTACTCCAATGGGAGAATATCATGGACTATATATTGAAATGAAGTACGGATATAATAAACCAAGCGAAGCTCAAAAAAAAATAATGGCTTATCTAACTAAAAAAGGCTACTTGTGTGCAGTATGCTGGAGTTTAGATGAGTTTATGCAAACTATTAACAATTATTACAAATTGTGAATAAAAAACTTAATAAAATAATTTAAATTAACAAAAAACCTT